TGTGTTCCACAATCTTAATCCTCACCTTAGTAAGGAGGAGATTAGGAATTATATCAAGTTAACCGTTGAAGCCCATAACCGATTGATTAAATTCACCGGTGTAAGGCAAGCAACCAAAGATTGGAAACAGATAACTAATTACTGCATCAACCTATTAGAAGGACGAAGTCCCGAACCATTGTTCCGGGTAAGCCTTGGTAAAAATGATAGATGGCCTAAGTTACTAACTCATTTACGGCCATTATATCACAGGATTAGAGATAAAGACAAATTGAATTTATCACCCGAAGAAGTAGGAGAAACTTTTCGTTTCATTATGACTCTATTTAAATTAAATAGAGTTAACTACGACTTCATTGACTTAGACGTTACTGGTATTGGGGAAACCTATAAGGTTCCAAAGTTTATAGAAGAGAAATTCGAAGAATTTCTTCTAAATAAATATCCCGAGCCTTTGTTAAAAGACCCATCTTCGTTGGAGATTATTCCATTATCTGGACAAGCCAACGGTCCTAACGGTAAACCAAAAAGGGAAACCGCGGATGCTGAGGCTTACGCATTAGTAAATAGTCGTTATTGGCATAAATTCACTGAATATTGTGCTATAACAGATAATTTACCATTTGCTGGGTATATCGAACAATTAAGTTCGAAATACTTGGAGCAAGGTGAGGTTGATAAGAACATTGTTCTTAGAAAACTCACCGCTATCCCTGATAAAGGAAATAAGAGTAGAGTTATCGCAATTTGCGATATATTTACTCAAACTCTGCTAAATTCCTTAGAGCGTTTTATTATCAGAGTTACGACTCGTAATTTCCCTGATAATTCAGCCTTCTTATCTCATGTGGAAGGGTTTAATAAAATTAAAGCCCTTGACCCTGAGATCCAAGAAGAACTAGTTTCGTTAGATGCGGAGTCTTGGACCGACAATTTGCCGGCAAGATTGCAATTCATTAACATGAAGGTCAAAATTGGCCTTCAACTAGCTCTAGCTTGGCAGAATATAGCAGTAACATGTGATTGGTACGTCGGTAATTCAACCAATACCATAACTTATGGTAAAGGTCAAGGAATGGGTACCAAGGGTTCTTTTGTAATTGCCCAAGATACCAATTTGGAGTTTCTAGATTTTATTCTTAGAAAAGAATATCCAGAAAAGTTCCTTACCGACAATGATCATCCCTTCTTCATTGAAGTAGGTGACGATATGGTAATCCAAGACCCTAAAAACCTAGTCGCTGACTGGTTTGAGTCGATTGGAGTACCAATCAATGCTAACAAAACGAAGTTACCGATGGGGGATAAAGGAACTTTTGTTGAATTTGTGTCTCGTAACATATCAAATGGCATTGATACGAGTTTCGTATCTCCGACATTGATTGTTAGGGCACGAAAACAAAAGTTCCTACTACCTACATTGGTGTCCCATCTCAATGAACGAGTCACAATACCGTTTAATTTAATTCAATTTCTTGAAGAAATCGGTATTAATCAGGAAGAAATTAACAAAATTTGTTTCTTAACTTCCGTCTATGAACTCGTCGCATCAAAGAGAACGATAGATATCAATTCTCTAGATAAATCTATTAACGATATCGATATGCAAGAGTTTTCTCAAGCAATGATATACGAAATAGGGAAGTATTTCTATGACAATGTCAATAATACTTCATTTAGAGATCTTCGTATAGGTGCAGCCAAGGCTGACCTATTGAAGCAACAATTCGAGATATCGAATCATGAGGACATTTGGGACTACGCTACTAGCGTAGAACTAAATATTAACCAGGTCGAGTTCCTCGATATTGGATCACGGATCCGGAATATTTCGGAAGCGGAACACGAGAGTGGCTTAAGTTATAAACCAGCCGAGTTCCTTGAACCAGACGAATATGGAATGCTTTTCACTTCTAAGCAACTTATTTCTAAGTCACTTGAAATTCAATTAAGCCAGATACAAAGTTTTGTGCGATTAAAATCTATAGCACAACTTTCAGG